CATGTACCTTCGATGCGGACGACGTCACCGAAGGGGATCACATGGTCGTCGACGCCACCAGGGGAGATGGCCCACAGGAGGGGGGCGGTGGGGGTGAGGGTGTACAGGGGACGTGAGCGTTGAAAGATAAGTAGAAGTGATATTACGGATGTTGATGGCTCCGAGGTGTGACTAAAATTTCACACCTTATGTGTAGATCTGGATGGAGCGCTCTGCCCTTATCCCTATATGGCTTTCAACTTTCCAGTCCTGATGGGGGTTTTCGAGGGTGGTGTTGCAGATAGAATTGCAACTTTTTGTGAAAAACATTTTAAGTTTTGCTTCCTAGGCGCCTGACGGCGAAACGGGCCTGCGGCCCGTGACGGATTCGTGTATAGTGGTGGGGCGTCGACCCTTCCGTTATGAGTGGTTATCCGGAATTAGTTGCACTCTGTAAACGCCACGGTGTCTTTTTAGGTGAAACATTGCTCCCGGGGTTATATCACATACACATAGACAAGCCGGGGGGTTATATTATCCGACTGGACGACAACTGGTCAGACATTGAGCAAAAAGTTATTGCTGTGTCCCTGGAGGTTTTCCAATGACCAGCAACTGCCAACGGTTCGAGGAGATCTGCTCGCTCTACGGGTTATACTGCACTTATCGTTTCGATAAACGGGGGAAAATGGTCGGAGTGCTTGTCGTTAGAGAGAAGCCGACTATCTGGGGGAACCGCCCCAGAGCCTTATTCTCTGTAAAGGCGAAGTCGCTAAGGGACCCCGACTGGGAGAAGCTTGAGGCCCTTGTTGCCGAAAAAGCTATAAGCAACATTTTTACTGGTAACTGAAATGATTGATCCAGGGATAGAGAGAAATCACGAGGTCTTTCAAGAGATCTGCTTGCAGAAGCTCTCCCCCTTTCTACATGAGACTTGAGTCGCTAAAAGAACCGAACTGGGAGAAGCTTGAAGAGGTTGTTGTTAACTATGCTGTCCTGAACTCTTTCACCCAATGATTAACTTCTACCAGTCAGAAAACATTAAAACACTTTATAGTTTGTGCTTTAAGTACAATTGTTATCCTGAGTATTTGGAATATAGAAACGAAAAGCCTTTAAAAATAGTCATTGAGTGTATAAATAGACCATTTTACTTGAGAACTGATTTTCCTCTAACCATTCCGATAGAGTCTATAGATCTCCCTGACTGGGAAAGCATTGAATCCGCTATCATTGATTTTTCTCTTCCCTACCTTTTCACCTAATGTACCAGTCATCTGATAACCTCGAGGCGTTTTTTAAGCTCTGCAAGAGGTACGGTTGCGTGGCGACAGACTGCATAGTACACGAAGGCGCTATTATTAGTTCCCTGATCACCGTTGCTCGTTGGGATGTTAAAAGACCATTTATGTACGGAAACCGCGTAAAGGTGAATACGGTTTTGGTGAGAGAAGGTAGGATGGACGAAATCGAATCGCTTTTGATTGGGTGTGTCATGGAGGATATGTTTGAATGACTCTGGTAGAATACACCTTGTTGCACGGCTTCTGATGGACTGGATCACCCGCCAAAAAATCGACCAATTGTGCAAGGAGAACAACTGCATACCTTTTTATAGCAAGGGGGGATACAGTCCTCCTGTAACTTTGATCTATAAGCGTCCAATGAATTATATGGCGATGAGTAACGAAAATATGCTAGAGTTCGAGCTTGAGATCTATGCTTTCGATCTGATAAAACCCTGGAAAGATCTGGAGGCCATGATAACAGAGTTTGCCACCGCCTGCTCCATTAGGGACTGTTTTGAGGATGGCTAATACGATACCTGAAAATTTTGATTGGGTGTGTGATAGAGGAGATTTTCGAATGACTGAAGAAACCATCATCCGGTTAAATAGGCTTGTCGTAAAATACGGCCTCTATTCTATACATCTATCTGTGCCAAAGAAGGTGGCGATATACGGATTCCGAAAGGGATCCGAGGTCATTTACATAGGATATTCTAGCCTTATTAAACCGGACTGGGACAGTATCGAAAAAACTCTGGTAGAATACACCATGTTACACAGCTTCTGATGGACTGGATCACCCGCCAAAAAATCGACCAATTGTGCAAGGAGAACAACTGCACACCTTTTTATGGCTGGGGGGGATACGACACCGGCCCCGTCGCTGTAACTTTAATCTATCATAAGCTAAGGGATCATTCAATGATGAGTATGGAGGAGCTGCTAAAGTTCAAGCTTGTAATTTACGCTTTCGATCTGACAAAACCCTGGGAAGATCTGGAGACCATGGTAGCAGAGTTTGCCACTACCTGCTCCATTATGGACTGTTTTAATGATGACTAATGAGATGCCTGAAAATTTTGAAAAATTTATGTCCCTCTGCAAAAAGTACGGATTCCATGCTTTTCATGATGCTCTATTCTCTTACCCTCAGGATTACTTGGACTTCGACAGGTCTTTAAAGGGAGAATATGATTACCCTATAAAGGTGATTAGTCATCCAGATCTTGATGCGGAGGTTTCATTTGCTAATGTATTTAGTGTAGACATCAACCTCCTTATCCACCCTAACTGGCCAGCACTAGAGGCCCTTATAGCAGAGAAAGCTATGAATCGATCTTTTTGCAAGTAAATGAGTTCCATGGAGTGGAAAGAACTACGGGAAGTGTGCGATCGGTATGGAGTCGAGGTCTCCTATGACCCGGAATGTCGTTCGTACAAATTCTATAGCTGGGGGCAAGAGTATCCGTATGTCAGTGTGTACGGGTATCTAGAGGTGGAATTGTTGGGTATGATGACCTACAGCGAACTGGAAGGTATTGTAGTAGGGTATGCGTTGCATGGGATGGCATCGTGAACGAAAACTATAAAAAGGTAGTTAAAGAGTTATGCAACAAGTACGGGTTGACTCCGTTCATTATAGGGAGCGAGTTTCGTGTATACCGTACATTGATAGATCTTTTCGACGGGCAATCCCCACTAATAGTGTTTTGCTACTGCGATCCAGGTTCATGGACCCGTGCTAGTATTGAGAACCAGATCATTGAGGCACTCCTGGTCCATGGATTCTGACACTCACCCACTGCCGCACATGTATATGAGGGATTCGAATCGGAAACGTATCGATGCTTTCAACAAGGAGTGTGTGGCTAATGACCTGATTTCATGTTTCTCGGCCGGGGGGTATGTGGGCATGGATATCGAGGGACGCGAAATAATCCGTCTAAGTTGGCCCAAACTCAAAACGATGTCGGTTGCCGAGATTCGCGAGCATGTTAGACTGCACGCTACCATGTGGCCGTTCTTATGAGTAAAAAGCTTGAATTAGAATTCGAAGAGGCTCTGGAGGCATGGTGCAAGGAAAACAGGATTGTGTGGACAAAGAGGGAGGAAAGACTCGATCACTTATTCTCTAAAGGAGAACCAGGATCTACAGAGTTTGAGATCGAGAAATGTTTTGGAGAAGGAAGTCCTTACGTAGGTTTCAGTGAGTGGTACTTAAATTCTATTAGAGACACAGTGGATAGTAAAGAAGAGTTTGTTGAGTATGTATCTCGTAAAATTCTTAATGAATTTGAGCTGTCCAAATATTACCTTTCAAATTGGATTTATAAGGGGGTATATGGAATTTGAACACTGTCTCCAGGACTGGTGCGAAAGCAACAGCATCGAGTGGAAGTACGACTCTATGATCGGAATGCACGTATTCACCATGAAGCCCCTGGACCCGGTAGAAGCAGCCCTACAGGAGTGCTTTGGGGAAACCAGGTTCCCTCAGTGCGAGGTCTCGGATTACGTGATAAAGTCCGTCATGAGCCTTAAAAGGAACATCACTTGTCTGGAGGACATCACTTGTCTAACCGATGTGATAACACGTCGCCTTAGATTAAATGAGTAACTTGAACCGACCTTATTCTTTTTCGCATAAGGGCAGATGAAGATGGGTTTCTTTGACTCTATAGTCCGACCCTGGTGCGAAGAGAACGGGATTAATATAGTAAAAGGTAGAGATGCTGAAAGTATGTTTTACACTTTTAGTGTGTATAGTGGGCTGGATACAGAGAGCGGCGTGTCAGAAGCTATTAACGAACTTTTTGACACCTCCTTTAAAAAGAAAACAATAAGCCTAAGTAAAGAGTTTTGTTACTCTATGGGAGAAAGTCTCGCTAAGACCCTTACAGAGTATCTTTCCACTCATCTTCTGGGCAGTCGCACCGATCCTTGAAGCGACCTTGGCGACTTAGCCAGTTCGGAATGATCAGGATTCGGTCGTCCAGCCTTTTTATAAGATAGCGTCCTAGGCGTACCGCAATAGGTTTGACTACAACCTCGGCGATCATGATACCGATGAAGGCGTAGGCTAGGGCGTGAATATCGGTGAGATCCATATAAGTCTGTGTGTGTATGTGTTACGCACCCACGATACTTGCGAGGCTGAGGCTGCTGGTACCCAGGTCCGGGGTCTTCCAACCTAACGGGACCTTAGCCATGTATACGGCTGGCATGGGCCGGATTCAGGTGGTCTGTATGGCTTTCAACGTGACTCGGGGCTTTGTCCGGATTACCTCCTGGTGGTCCATAAAGCCCTTTAGGCCAGCCAACCCACGCACAGCCCTCTATACCCCCCTACCTATAGAAATAAAAAATAAAAAAGGGAATAGTAGAAGAAAAATAATAGAAAATACACTGAGTGAGCGCTAATCCCGGATTTTGCCCCAAACAAGAACCTAGTCATAGCAAGGGTTCTCATGTTGAGACTAATGAGACTAAGGTCCAATGACGGCTTCGAGGGCTGACCTTGACGGCGGGGCCTATTTTTTGACCAAAACGTGGTGTAAAAATCAAGTAGTAAATTAGTGTCAAATTGAGCAAAAATGACTCGATACTTGAGTTATCAGACTAAAAATGTTTTCCTGCACCTTTTAAAAATTTACCGGTCAAAATGGCCCAAGAAAAGGGTGGTTAAGAGATTCAAATAACTTTGTTTTGGTCTGTAAACAACTTTTTTCGGTCAAAAAATTTTGACCAGTTTGGGGTAAAACCGGACCCGTTGCGCCGCAAGGGTTTTCAAGCAGACCTTTTCAAGAGGCCGTCATGAGGGTCCGGTATTTTAGCCCTAAAAATGTCGACATTGATTTTTAAGCACAGTTAGCCGGATTCCTGGTGATAGCTAAGGGGGCACTCAAAAGTGCTATACTCGTATCAACCCCTTAACCAAAGCCATGCCAAAGCTTTCAGACATCCGGACCATCGTGGAGGAGCCCAACCTGGGTATCACCGTCCTCCGCTCCTTCCCCAAGGAGACCCTGATAGAGGCCATTCTCGAACTCAAGAGGACCAGTGCCGACCACTACATCAAGATGAGGGAGGCCGAGCAGCAGGAACGGATTTTGCAGCTCAACTATCAACTAAATGACACACAGGTCCGCAAGGAGCTTACGGAGAAGCTGTTCGCCCTCAGCGAGAATTTCGCACAGCACAAATACGGCCCAAACGCCATTGGAAACATTGGGGCTGGGCTCGCATCGATCTGGGGTAAACCGTCCACGGCAACAACTCAGACTCCCGAGCTAGGAGAGGAATTTGTCGAACGCATCGAGAAGGCTAAGAGCCAAGGGATGCGCTGGAATAAGGCGGATAAGCAGCCTGAGCGCCAGTCGACAATCGTAAAGAAGCTAGAGGCTTGGGAAGCAGGTATCAGTCGTGGATTGGCCGCTGACCCTGCTCTGTACTTGGACAGGAAATATGAAGAAATCCTTAAGACAGAGGGGGGCGAAGCGTTTATGGTCGGCCTATGTGAAAAGATCGAATCGAAATATGGTATCGGGCCAATGTCCAAATACCTTAAGACTCGCCATAAACGATGTATCGAGAAACTGGGTAGAGGTGCTAATCCTGTTGAATCTGAGCCAGTTGTACCCACACTGACGAATACCGACCACGCCATCGAACTCATTAAACGGGCGTGGGGCGACAGCCTAGACGACTTCAATTACAACGATATCAAGAAACACTTGATCCGGCGCCTCGATAGTGCCGGCGGTGTCGACAAGATCGAACTTAAGCCGTTCCGGGGCTTGTGTGATGCGAAGTCGTTACCAACGTTCTTCGAGTACACTGAGAAGCCTGAGCACCCGCTCGATAAGCTCAAGGATATCAAGGCAGGCAAATACGACGAACACTTTATCAAGCTGCTTGACGAATATCGCGCCGAAGTAGCTGGGAAGTAGGGAGACGGTAGGGGCTGGCTGGAAAACTTGCCAGCCCGAGTCCGTATCATTCTTTATTGGTGTAGTAGTCCTCCTTGTTGTACTCTAGCCCGTGACTCTGGGCGACCCTTACACAGGGGAAATCGTCTAGGTTCGAGTAGGTGTACAGGGCGGGTTCTCCGTTTGCAAACCGCTTCTCATTGATACGGTGCAAACGCTGAACCACTTGGTACTCAGGATTCGAGATATCACCCTTGGCGTACCATTCCGGCCACATCAGTCCGCAGGTGGTATAGAACAAGAAGGCGCGGTCATCTTTGAGTTCGATGAGCTTGCGACACATGTTGTTCCGGCCAGTGAGGAACTTCATTTCAGCAAACTTTAGCTCACAGGAATACGGACCGTAATCCGAGTCGAATCCGACCCTTTTAATGTCGTCAAACATCTTGACTAGGTCGATGTCAGTAATCGATTTTTCTCCGCATCCGTTGCGGAGGCTGACCATCACCCAAATAAGGTCGGAAAGGTGGTAACTGTGGCACCCATCACCCAGGGATTGGTACGAACCGTAGCCATACCTCTGTCTCGCTTCTCTATATTGGCGACGCTTACACTCAACATCGCCCCTTAAAAGCTCACGAAACAACCAGTTAAACATTGACAGGTTAGTGTCACTCAAGGTTTCCGGCTTCTTTTTGATTGTCTTGATCAGGTCACGGACCTGGTGGGCCTTGTTGATACGGACAAAATCCAGAAGAATCTGTTTGTACTGGGGGTCGTTGGCCGCCTTCCCTACGTACTCAAACACAGTACTTACGTAGGCGCCACGCGTGGTACGCGATTCCGCCGTATCCATCCGGTTAAAAGCTCTACCCAGATCCGTGTCACTAAGGACCCCATTGCTGTGAAGGAACAGCAGGGTCGGGAGCTGATAGAAGCCGATGCCACGCTTCGCAACACCCTGGACACGTTTGTTGACATCCGGATCCTTGAGTTCTCGACTAAACTCCACACTACTCAAGACACTGCAGATATCATGCAGGTTCTGGTAAGATGAAAGGCGTGGCGACACCATTACAGCTCTCGCCACGTTTGTGCGGTCGACAGCTTTCCTGATCGACATAATAGAGCCGATTTTACTCGGCTCCATGTAGGCGTCATACAGGGTCTTGACCATCTTGTCCTCAGCGAAGAGATTCAGAATCTCGAAGCTGGGGTTCCCAATGACCTCACGAATATAGAGACGGGCGGCCATGGCCATCGTCTTCGAATCCGAGTTTGGGTTCGAGGCTATGGCTTTACGGACCCGGACCGATTTGGTCGAATGCCAGATGACGCGTAGCCTTTCAGGGGTTTGTAAGGGGTCGTTGGCCTCCTCAAGAAGCGCGGCGACGTTTTCCGCCGCCACTTGCGATTTTTTCAGTGATGTCACACCAAAGCTCGTTGCTGCACTCTATACTACAGCAAAACTCGGTCGAGTAGACGGATCTGTAATGGGTTTTTTTGCCGCAGATCCCGCACCGCCCCGCTTCGTCTTGTTTGCGGTACACGTCGTCGTGACACTCCACGTAGGGGTCATAGGGGCCGAAGTACTGGCGTTTGGGTATATAAGAATTCGCCATGGCTGGCAAGGGATGTAAATAGACTCACATAGTCTATCACCTTTTTGTGGTGAAAGCGTGGTAGCGTGGTAACAGTTACACCAAAAGCGACCATGAAAAAGCCCAAAAGGTACCCCGAGATCTACGTGGAAAAAGAGTTCTTGTCGGTTCGGTCCGACATCCTGCACGGGGTGGTCAAGATTGACGACGACGTCTATAAGGTGATCCTTGAACACCCGGTCTTTGGCACTACGGTCGAGATTTTTGAACTCGACGAAAGCGATGACACCTTGTGCCTGAAGAGCGTGTTCCCTACCGAGATGCAGACCGAGGAAGAACTCGAATCAGTCAAGGACTACTACAACAACTTCATCCTGGAGGGGCAGGAAACCTATATCGAGTACTATAATCCGAATGCCGGGTACTTCCTATTATCGCGCAACATTGGGGTGTATCCCACGAGTGTGTATAGCGTAGATAGTGGCGACTAAGCAACCCATGCCCGAATCCGTATCAATTACGTCCGAACTCATCACGGACTTTCTATCCTATAGCTGCGCCATATTTAACCGGGCGTTACCGGATGTGGTTGATGGGTTGAAGGTTGCACAACGCAGAGTGTTGCTGGGTATGAGGGATCTGGACTTATCCTCTCGTACTCGTTACATCAAAGTGTCACGCCTGGATGGTACTGTCCTGTCCAAGTATCATCCCCATGGTTCATCATCATCCGTTGCGATCGTGATGGGTCAACATTCCAGTATGAGGTATACTCTTTCTGATATCCATGGTAATGCGGGCGGATCGATCCAGTGTGGTGATTCGGCGGGTCAAATGGTATCTGAAGATCCGCCAGCCGCGCCAAGGTATTTGGAGATACGGTCGACCACATTCTCTGACCAGGTATACCTAGAACAGGTACGTCAAGGTATTGGCGAATGGCGAGAGAACTACGACGGTACTTGCCAGGAACCTGCACGTTTCGTTCCCGCGCTCCCTGCGCTATTGCTGACCGGCTCACAGGGTATCGCTAGCGGCTATGCATGCCACCACATCCCGTGGAACCTAAAGGATGTGGTAAACGCCACCACCGCCCTTATTAAGAATAAAAACCTTACTGATAAATCTCTACTGTCTAAGTTTGCGAATCCGCCCGAGCCTCCTGCCGGCGGGAGAATCGTTAAAGATGACGGCTTGGGTAGCGTGTTACTTACGGGAAAGGGGGCCGTGGTGGCGTATGGGGAGTGGGAGATGGATGATAAGTTGGCGTGGGGTAAGCGCTCAACTCGCCCCGCACTTATTGTGACGAAATTGGCTAACGGGTCAAGCGAGAAGTTCCTGGAGCGTGTACGTGATCTTGCTGACGCCGATAAATTGCCCGGCCTGCTCGACGCCGCCGACCTCTCTAGTCGTGATGGAGTCCGGATCGTGCTGGTGATGAAAAAGGTCGAGGATCGGGACGCCATCCTGTCGACACTGCTACACGGCAATACGGGCCTTAAGTTTGTTCACAACGTGAACTGTACGGCCGTAGGGGTTGACGGTAAGCCGCGCACCGTCGGGGTCAAAGAATCAATACTGACATGGTACGAGGAAAGGGTACGTTATGTGGCTAGCGTTAATCAGCATGAGGTAAGCAAACTAACTACAGAACTCGCACGCCTCAACGCTGTGGTCCGGGTCCTCACCGACTTGGATAAATTCTTGAAGATTGTGCGGACTGCAAAGGACAAGGAGACTGCGGTCACTAAGGTGATGAGGGGGTGGAAATTGGACGAGAGCATGGCTCGCTATGTGATCGGCATACCCGTCTCCACTCTGATTGCGACGGAATCGGACAAGGTCCATGAGCAGCATGCGATCGTATCCGAACAGATCGCTACGCTCCGACCGTTGTGCTCACCCGGGCCGGAACTTGACACCCATATATGCACTCAAATCGCCTCTCTGAGGGGCCTAGGAGGCCCTGCAAGGGCTGTGTGGATGACTGAAGATATCGCGGAAACCCCTGCTAAAGCGAGGCCCTTGACGGAGCGGGAACGTATCGTGGGCGAGGGTAAGTTGTTGGGAATGACTGCGAGGGCGGTGAATCGGTGGATTGCCGATAACGTGGGCACAGGCAAGTTGCACGACGCGTGGACCGATTATAAGGAGCAGTATGCCCACCGTATTCAGATGACAACGCGGGCGGGCAAGCTAGAGCGCAAACAACTACTGGAGCAAATGAAGACCGACGCGCTTGCGCGTGGTATGCCGAAGAGGGGTAAATATGCTTGGAACGCCTTTATCGAGACTTGCGCCAATGAGCGTATCGATGTGATACGTGCTAAATTAACGGTGTGGTTAAACGATTTACCCAATGCCTATCCCGATCCAGGTCACACTGACGCCCCATCAAAGGGAACTCGCCGAAAACGAAGCACTAAGACGGCAGCAAGCAAACGAAGCAAAGGGGTTGCGGGGAAGAAACCGGGCGCCGGAGTCCGGAAACCGCGCACTGGAAATGCATCGGCTGGGGGCTCAAGGCGAAGTAGCGGTCGCAGCGCATCTGGGTCTTGAGCAGCATTTGTTTGCGGAGAAAGAAGCGAAACGGGGTGTAGCCGACCTGCCCGGTGACATCGAGGTCAAGACTCGTAGCCGCCACTACTACGACCTTATTGTGCAGAGGGATGAGAGGCCGGATAAAAAGCTAGTCCTCGTGACGATCGAGAACAACCGGATCCTGATCCACGGCTGGTGCGTGGCCGGGGACGTGATGCAGGAACGGTTCTGGGCGGATCCGGCCAGAGGGAGACCGGCGTTTTTTGTACCGAAAAATGTACTTAAACCGTTAGAGTCTCTAAGTGGTGTTGAAAGCCTAGAAGAATAAGTTACCCCCTCTATAACAGATGTCTTACTCTCTACTGTTCCTGTTCGTTTTAGTGTACATCATTGTTCTGGACAGGAACGTAGCGGACTATTTGTACCTCAAGTTCGTATCCGAGCCTGCACTACGTGTACGGACTGAACTGTTTAAGATACGTTTGCTGATTCAATTACGCTATGACACCTATCTCATCAAGCGCGGGTACGTTGGTCGAAAGTATGTTAAAATGGCAAAGGAACTTAGTAAAGAACTCTCCAAGTCAAAATGACCTCGAATCCACCCCCTGGTACGAATTCCAGTCCTACCTCGACTGCTGCGAGAGCCTCGGGGTCACCCCCAGGATGGGACGATGGCTCGGATACCAGCGCTACTATAGAGTGTATGGTCGAGCATAAGTTAGAATCAGGTGACAATCTGGGCGGTTTCGGGCTCGGACCATGCTAGAATATAGGTTCACGTAACACTTTACCGGCCATGCACCCTTGGGAAGACCTGGAACAACGTTTCCTCAACTACAGCACTACGTTAAAGGAGTTGGTCAAGGCGATTTCGGCTATCGCTGACGACCCCAAAGTACCCGCAAAGGTAGTCGACTCCGTCGCAAACACTGTCAACGGCATGCTCGAGTACATCCAGATCAATGAAAATATGATCGCGGATGACATGGAGGCTAAAATCTCCCACGATTACAAGTCTGGCAAGTACCAACAGACGCATTTTATTACTGAAATCAGTGAAAACGGCACGATAACACTCCCGAAAGTGGTGTGTAATGTGTTAAAATGGAGAGTAGGCGACACATTGCAGTGGGAACTTAGAGATGACAACACCGTTGTGGTCAGAAAAGTGGGCCGTTGAAGTGATTCAGGGGGAGTGGGAGCCCCGGATCGATGAATCCGGCCCCGTTCGGATCGAATCCATCGCGATCCGGTACCCGGATCTCGGTATATCGTATGCCCGGGGCTGTATTTTGACGGTTCCGGGCAAGTTTTTTGCCGAAACGCTGCTGGTGTATCCGTCTGAGGGACGGGATTTCCCGATTTTCGGTTCCGAGTACATCGAAATGGCCAATCGCTACTTAGGGGCGACGGATTTTCACCCACCAAATGGTGATAATCGCCCTATTGAGGCGTTTTTCCCCGATTTTTCTCCTCGAGAAGTCCAAAGTTCACGCCATTACGACCTGGATACGTATTTTTCGACCAAATTATGGCACAAGAGGAGTGATAACCCTTTTTACGAGGATTTCGTAACGGTATGTTACGAAAGATTGCGCCGTTATGTGGCGAGACTGCCGGCAAACACCGGTAACAGGCCCGATTTTACCGGATTCGACCGGTATATGGCCGATCACGACCCCGCCCATGGTATATTGAAGTCGTACTTTGGAGCCGAGTTCGCAAATGACTACATCCGAACGTACCTGTTCCCACATGGTGATTGTGACTGACTCGGATACGTATTTCACCCTTGGCCCCGGAGACCTGCATCGCTTCGCGAACATGGAAAACCCTAGATCCAAGGCATTTTTGGGTTACAAGCTCCACCCTGCCAGCAATGAATACGTGGAGATGAGTGGGATTAGTGTTCCTAGGCTCTCGGCTCTTTATTTTGCCAAATTCACAGGTAGCGACATCATCAGGATATATGAGTGGGTGGAAAAGCAACTACTTAGCAGTGTTTCGGGCATGGAATACAAACTTAACGAGATTTTTGACAATAACGCTGGTAAGAAGCGTACATATTATGGGCCTCATCCCGGCACGATTCGTATCTTCTCTAAGGAACTCGTATCCTATTATGATGGTAAAAGTTGGCGTAAGGTAAGAGTGTAATGCCGCACATACTGCCCTCACCCGGGCGTTCTACACGCACGCATTTGCAATTTTTCGACCAGTATCCGGATATATCCGCTATGCGTATTGTGGGTATTGATACAGGTACTGCTAACTTCATGTATGCTAGTGGTTCACCGGATCTTGTTCTATGCGCTAGCGAACGATACTGGTTGGAGTTGCACAAACTATTGCTGTTGGCCCCTGCTCATCGCTACATACGGGAGTGTTGGGAGAAAAAATTCGATTCAGGCCAGGACTGGATCAGGAGGTGTAAGGTCTTGTCGGCCTACAATAACCTGCGGAGGGGGAAGATCTTGAATAATTGGGACGATGTTGCCACTCTTTATTGTCTTATGGCCATGAGCGGATTCTCGTACACCTACAAGAAGTGGCAATTGATTGGTGAACACGCCCCTATTGAGCCGGATTACGAAGGGATAAGGTACTGGGCCAAGTCGAATAAGGGGAGGGAGATCGAGTTTTATCGGTCGAACATCTACAATTTCCCTATCGGAAAACTAGACGACAATAGCCTGCTGTATCTCCACCTGCCCGATCACTTCGCTCATTACGGTTGCGGGTACTCGTGGACCCGGAGAAAGCTCGAATTCATATCCAAAGAACTGAACTCGCTGGCCGCAGAAGGATACAAGATCTGCGTATCAGCGTTACACACCCGGTGGGGACGTGTGGTCAACAACTACTCAGAGTACTTCGACCCGCAACACTTTGTACCGGTGTTGAAAGCTTGTGAGGATACTGATTTGACGGAGGTTTACTTAGTTGCGAACTTATAACGGGGCGGACATGGGTCGTCATGTCCTTTTGAATCTGTACGAGTGCGAGGATGTGGAGGGTCTGAGGGATCTGGCAACGTTTAGCGTATTCGCAGACGGCATGCTGGCTAATGCCGGGGCCGAGGTGGTAAACACCCTGGATCATCAGTTCGATCCTGTGGGCGAGGCCGGGTTCACGTACCTCGCGTTGCTCACAACCTCGCACTTTTCCATCCACACGTGGCCCGAGCACCGCTCTGCTGCGGTGGACATCTTCACGTGCGGATCTGTCAGCACGATCCAGATTGTGGACAACCTGATCAGCTACTTTGACGCGGCCCACCACTCCGTGAAAGATGTGCTACGATAGTGGGGTAGTCAACCGGAAGAGGTACTCCGCACATGGCCCGAAAACCATCTTTCACATCGGTTAGTGCGCTGGTGTTCGCCGGAAAGCCTAAGGTCACGAGACAGGGCCGGAGCAAGAACACGAAACTGTCGGCCACAAGCCGCAACGGTAGGCGTAAACGTTACCGGGGTCAGGGTAGCTAGGGAGAAATCCCTTTCCTGCGGGCCTAGCAATCTGGTGAATGCACCGAACTCATAATTCGGTTGAGGCGAGTTCGATCCTCGCGGCCCGCATGGGAGGGGAGGGGGGGTTGGCGAAATTGGTAGACGCAGCGGACTTAAAATCCGCAGACTCAAAGGTTGTGGGGGTTCAAGTCCCCCACCCCCCATTGGCCCGATAGCTCAGTTGGATAGAGCAACAAACTTCTAATTTGCCGGTCGTTGGTTCGAATCCAACTCGGGTCGTTACACTCATTACTATGGATCTGAACTCCCTCCTTAACAGCAACGGTCGAAAAATGCTTGAAAAGCATGGCCCTGGAGTAACCTTACGCTACCAACACTTCAAGTCTGACGAAGCCTATTACGAGTACCGAGAAGAGCAGCAAATCGGACCGTTTAGAGACAGCTTGCTTGACGGTGTCGATCCGGGGTCCATTGACCCCAAGTTCCTGAAAAACCTTTGCCGCACCCTGTACTATATGCAAGACCAAATTGACGACAAAGAGGATAAAACTACCGATTGGTAGTTGAAAGCCCTGTAGAAACACCACTAATTGCCATGAAGCCCGCATTCATCATCTACCACCTTGCCACCAAAAAGGCCGCTGAGCGCAAAGCGAAAGATTTCGCCCACTCAACCTCCTCTCTGGCGAAGCGTCCTTGCGTTATCGGCTGAAATCCGGTGAAAGGTAGGTAAGGGTGTAAGCGCCCCTCTATATCACCGTACCACTATGAAAGAACCCACTCCTCAAGAGGTTGAACTCTGGAATTCGCGTGTCGCCCTCATCGGCCTTGTAGCTGCGTTGGGGGCGTATGCCGTGACCGGTCAAATTGTTCCCGGTCTCTGGTAAGCACACACTAGTAAAAAGCCGCACCACGTCTCGTTGAAAGCTAATTGAAACTAGCTTTTGACTTACGTTGCTGTGGCTTTTTTTAACAACTCAAACAACCTGCCATCCAACGTCAGGGTATCTATTTTAGAAGAAAAACTTCAGTCGTACGACGAACTAAGCAAGCAGATGCTCTCGAAGCTGGAGCAGGCAGTGGAGAAAATTTCTGAATCTAATAGCAATATTTCGCAAATCCTAATCAGGCACGAAGAAAAAATAGAACGCGCCACGGAAGATAAAGATATCATGTACAGTGTTATCCACGGTAACGAAGACCGTCTCTCAAAACAGATTGAAACCAATCGCGCCGCGATTCAAGATCTCAAAAATTTCCGTTGGCTCTGGGCAGGCGCGATTTTGGCGAGTTCGTTTTTTGTTAGTCAGTTCAAGGTTGTGGAATATTTGATGCCGCAGCAGCCCGTTCCGATCTATGAGGTTCCGAATAATCAGGTACGCTAACCGCTTGTATCGCGTGCTACACACGATTGTGGATTTCCCTGGCCATTACGCAATATGGCTCGCTCAGGACATTGTCGACAAATCCACACCGATTGTGGTCGATAGCCGCCAGTGCTATGTACCATAGATGTGTACCTTTAATCGCCTCACTCTGACCATGTCGCTTCTTGCAATTTACCTTGGTCCCACGCTAGCCTTCTACCAGTATCTTGAGACTAATCCATGGGCACTGGAGGCACGGATCTACGACCTGTAACCCGACCCTATGCATTTGTGGGCGATCTGCATGGCCGGGTCGCCCTGCTTCGCACCATATTGGGTCGTGATCCGGACCTGACGTATCATTACGTGTTTTTAGGTGACACGATACACCCAAAGCCTTATTTTCGGCATAACAAACGTTGTTCGCCCATCAAGGTATTGAAGATCATCCGCGACCTCGTCGATAAAGGTAACGCGACCCTGGTGCTGGGCAACAACGAGAACTATGTTCTGAACTCGTTAATAATGCCTAGCGAGAAAGTGAAGAAAAAAGAGCTACGTTACACCCTAGAGTGTTTGCGCGAGCTACCGCTCAACGAACGGGTACGGTATATTTCCATGCTGTCCAACGCACCCCTCTATCTCGAACTCGAAGGCAAGTACAGGCTTGCCCATGCCTACTACCCTCACGAGACACAGAACCTGAAACGAGACACCATACTGTTCGGTCCCGGCTACGCCTGGTTCAGGGACCCAGACCTGTCCAAGCACCACATTGATCCGGATTACATGTATTTCTTTGGGCACTACGGGCTCCCGTACTGGCACAAGAATGTTAGTATCATCGATGCGACGAGCCTGGAGGCAACAGGTGTGTACTACACCGATCGTGACGAGTTTATGGTATACTACTAAAGTGTGTGCGTAGCCTCTCATGACCCATCTGAACCCACTTGGCTACTCGGTTCTTGGCCCGGACATGGCACGAGCCGCTTTTGGCGACGAGGAAGTAACAAATTACCACGCTAAGCACCTTGATAATCTATTTAATGGTCCAAATCCTGGAATCATAAATAGCATAAAAGACGATATGGAGAAATTCGGAGTAGAATTTCCCATTAAGAACCCAGATATTTTTACAAAACTCCCTGACTTCTACCTGCCTCCTCTAAGTGGCGACAATATAGCCGAACACTTTGATAATACCAGTAAGGATATACTTGGCGACAAAGTAACACTCCTCAAGGAGTTTGCTGATCTTGAGGTTCCAGAGCCCCCAAATATCGGAGATTTTGTCTACCAAACAGGCTGGACAAGGTACAAATGGTCTCAGGATGGATCTTGGACTGTTACTCACGAACCCGATGGATTAAAGGGTGTCGATATCGCTATCTTTGACTGCGAAACATTTGTCAAAGGTACCAACTTCGGCCACCCCATCCTTGCAACAGTTGTATCACCTGACTCGTACTGGGTTTGGATGCATCAGTCTTTTGTTGACCCTGCGGTTCCCTACATCCCCCAACTTGTTCCTCTAGGTACTACGAATACGTTGCTGATTGCTCACAACGCAGGGTTTGATCGTCAACGCACTCGTGAGGCATATTACCTGAGACACGATCCATTTGACAAAGCTGACCCCTTTGGGAACCTGTGGTTCGATACAATGTCCGCTCATATTAATGTATCAGGTTTAGCCTCTGATCAACGATTTTGGTTCACTAATCCAGACGACAAAACCTTTAAAGGAGTAGGAAAACCCTCCTGGGTAGACAAGGGTTCGCTTAATAATCTAGTCGATGCATATAACTTCCATTGCAAGCCAATGGTTCCTGTGAAAAAAGAAACTAAGAAGACTAGAAATCTATTTGTTGTAGCCGAATCTATGTGGGATTTTGAGCCAGATAGAGATAGACTGGTTGAATACGCACTTAGAGATGTCAAATTGACATTTGACCTCTATTCAATTGTTGTACTTAAATATCTTCAATCTAACCCTAGTCTTACAACGTTATACGGACACTTTTCTCAAACTGGATCTGTATTGCCAGTTGTTTCAGATTGGAAAGACTGGGTAGAAAATTGTGAAAGAGTGTGGAAAGAGTCAATCTCCAGACAAGATGAGCTATTGAGCGAGATTGCTGAAGAGTTGTTGCATGACTGGAAAAACGGAGATATTGATCCAGATCCTGATCCGTGGTTTTCTCAGCTTGATTGGGAAGCTAATTTCTCTTTGAAAAAGGATGGAACCCCTAAGAGTTGTTGGTATGGGGTGCCAATGTGGTATAGAAAAAACGCCAAAAACGATAAGACCTTGGGTCGTATTGTCCTAGAACCTATTACGACTAAGAGCAGGCTTAGCCATATCCTATTACGCCTTAAATGGAACGGTCAGCCAATGGTGTACTCTAAGGATGAAGGTTGGACGTATTGGGATGAGGAAAAATCGACTTATGAAAGATTACCTCACCCCAATGGGGAAGGATTAAATGTAGGTGGTGTGCTTAGTAAAGACTTTCTAGATGACTTTGAATCAGGAATGCTATCTAGTGACTTGCCTCAAGCTCAAGAACTAATTCGTCTTGCAGTGAAGGTAAGTTATTGGACTTCAGTGCGCAGTCGAGTGCTAGAACAGCTTCCTACAAAGGCTATAGACGAATCAGATATGGATATTATTATTCCTCAAACCATTCCCCATAATACTGCCACAAATCGTGCTGGTGAGCACCTTTGGCTAACAGTACCCGACCCCAAACCCGATAAGATTGGCACTGAAGTAAAAACTCGTGTTCAATTAAAATCCCCTTGGACCTTTGTATCCTCAGACTATGATGGACAAGAAAGTGTGATAGCAAGTATCTTTGCCGATTCGTACCATAAAATCGCGGGAAGTACTCAGTTTGGTCATAGTGTTCTAGCCGGATCCAAAGATGACGGTACAGATATGCATAGCATGACAGCAAAAACTATTGGTATTTCTAGATCGATTGCCAAGGGGTGCAACTATGGGATGTTGTATGGATCTGGAGTTAAAACACTAGCTGCAACGATCAGAAAGGGCAATAAGTCCATTAGCCTCAAAGAGGCCGAAGCTATGGGTAAAAAACTTATTATTCGCAAGAAGGGTAAAAAAGCCAGCAAAACATCTCCGAACTTAATAGGAGGTAGCGATTCATATGCTTACAATGAAATGTCGCGAATCGCCAACTTAGATGTTCCCTGCAACCCCCTAAGCGGCACACGAATGTCTACAGCCTTTAGACCTAAATCCGTAGGCAAAGAATTCTTTACTATGCGCAATAACTGGGTAATTCAGTCTACAGGTAGCGCCATGCTTCATGCGTTCCTTACAGCCATGGAACACCTTACGCGACGATTTAACGTTCGTGCCAGATTCTGTATGTCTGTACACGACAGTGTGTTGTACATGTGTCGCGAAGAGGATGCTGATCTAGTTAGCGCGTTATACCAGGTGGCTCATTTGTGGTCTTGGGCTTGGTTGCGGTATAAGTACGAGATTTGTGAGATGCCCCATGCAAATGCATGGTTTAGCAGTATTGAGGTTGACAAAATCTTCAGAAAGGCGGCTACGGCCAGTACGGTGACTGTGTCGCAGCCTAATGCTGAGCCTGATGGCCGCGCTCATACTATAACTAGCCTAGTATCTACATTAAATTCTCTGGCCGACCGGTAGACCGATTGCACACGCTTATCCGTGCTATACTGAAAACGTACACTGAAACCGTCTGCTCCCAATGACAGTCACTACCCTCGAGACTCCAGAGGTTCAAGATTGCCTGATTGAAGGAGAAATCCTTACTAAAATTATTGAAGTTTGCCAACGGGAGAACATAGACCTTTTCGAAGGTTTTATTACTGCTATCGGACTCGACAACGAAGACGAACGCGTCAACCCCGCCCGCCTCATCTATAACATTTTGTGTACGGATGGGGAAATGTCTGAACGTGAAGCCGTCACTCTCCTGGACAACGCGATCCGTGGTGTGTTTGAGTGCATTGCGGAGCGCCAGGACGGTGATGATGTAGAATAGGAGATGGGCACAGGGGCGTAAACGCCCCTCCCTAATCGCGTAGCTTTACGGATTCGTCCGTATCGGTATGCGTCGCAGCCTTAGACAACGTGGGGCACCGGCAGGCTTCGCCTACCACCTACGTATCGCTCTATTGCTGTTGTCCTTTGCAACGACATCATGCGTAAACTTCTCGCACTAGCAACTCTGGTTGCGGGCGTAGCCCACATTCAGTCTCCCGCCCACGCAGCATCCCGCTGCGGGCTCACTAGCCACTATGGTGTGGGTGACGGCTATGCTTGGCAAACAATGGCCAATGGCCGTCCTATGGACCCTGGAGCGAACATTACCGCTCATCGTTCGCTACCACTCGGTAGCCGGATCCGGGTCACTAACCAGGACAACGGCCGTTCTGTCACTGTCACTGTCACCGACCGAGGACCGTACTACGGGGGGCGTATCTTGGATTTATCCCACGGCGCGTTTTCCCGTATCGCATCGCCTTCTGCCGGTGTAGCCAGCGTCTGCTATACGAGACTCAGCTAAGCTGATGGTCGGGGAGGCTCAGGCCTCCCTTACTTTATCAAAACTCACTGTTAACGCTACCGAGCAGATAGCGCATAGTGTTACAGTCAGACAGGATGTCCTCGATAACGTTAAGAATTCCGTATTCCTCGCTATCATCGGCTTTGGCATGCAACTTCTTAAGGGCATCGCAGAGCTTGTCGACAAGCTCTTTGATCTCTTTAGCAAGCTCTTGGCAGGTGTCCCAGTCAATTTCCGGAACATCAGTGAAGATAGACGCCTTGATTTGGATACCTTTGCCACGAGCTTGCTCTGCAAGCATGTCGATCTTCGCTTCCGCAGTCTCATAGATGCGCTCGAAGAGAAGGTGGTACTCATAAAAGTTTTCACCTTCAGAGTTCCAGTGGGCAAGCTGAGCAGCACCAGCTAAATTGTATTGGGCGGTGAGGGCGGCGAGAAATTCTTTTTCCATGGTGAGAGGAGGAGGGGTCAGTAGGGAGAAATGGCTTAGGTTACCGATTTCTCATCATACACCTTGTTAGGAGTAATAGTCAGCGACTGATAGGAACTTGTTTCGGGTTCTGTGTTGGGCACGGTGCCAACCGCATTACGCCACAACCCGGTGTCAATATTCAGACTGAACCAGTCAGGGTATTCCGAACCCGACTTAGTACCCTCTCTCGTACATTTCCATACATCCGTTAACGTTCCAGTCACCTGGAGGGAAGTGTCTACGCTGCCATCGGCACGTATCGCAGTAATAGGAGTGAATACGTATGTGGCGGTGCCGTCACCCGAATTCGTACATGTGACGGTGAGATTGTCACCAATCAAGCGCCCGCATCTGAAATCCTCGACCACATACCGCTGCTCCGTATCCGTATCCAGTGTGCGTCTCCAGACGGCAAGGCCGGTCTGCCGGCTATCTGAGCCCGGGGTTACAAGGCACTTACACACCGGCAAGAAGTCTCCCACCTGGACAGGATTAAACGCAGCGCATGGTTGGCTGTAGAAACGACCGTCATGCATCAACACTTCAATGGTGTAGGTCTGTTCGTAAATGAATTGCGAGGATTCAGGGGTTACCTGTACAAAACGCTCGGGACCAAGTTCGAATCCAGTCTGGAACTCAAGCCCAGGGACCTCAGGTACCCACCCTGTGATGGCGTCTGCGAGAAGATCGAGGATGGGCAAACAAAACGAATGTCCCTCTCGCTGTGCTTGCTTCTGGACCAGGGTGAGCGTGTACGTAAGCGTGCGTGTGCGCACTGTGGGTATGTAAGCGCCCTTATTCGGATTATCTGTATTCGCCCCAGTGAACGACACAATGATCATCGCCTGCTCGGCCACGCGCCCAGAGTCATCGAGCTGCTCGGCAAGCCGTAGCACCACAGCACTCTGCCCGAGCGTGCTGTGCACCCGTCGATGAAGTTGGTTCTCGATCTCCAGAAGCATGGGGACAGGATGCTATGGTGGGATGTGTCGTCCTTAAAAGCTTTCAACGTTCCGTGAGCGTTTTGTTTATCGGTTGCGTCACTGCTGCTATTCTGTTGAAAGCATTTCTAGTTGGAGAACACCGCCATGAACCCTAACGTCCTCTGGGAAAATACCCTTGATGACACTTATCGTTGCTATGTGCTAGCGCAGACCGAGTCGTATGGTTATTTGCGCATGGAACGCCTGGATACGGGCGAAAGGGTACTGGATAGGGAGGTCCCCACGTCCAAATACTTCAAGGGACGTGACATCCTTGAGTGGGGTGAGATCTGTATGCGTATGGCCGGAATTATTGACTGATGCCGATGGTGAGTAGACACGTAACTAAAGCCGTAACCGACCTCGCACTCTCTATCGATTCGCGCTGGCGAGTCGGATGCGTCTTGCTTCGCAAAACCGTATCGCAGTTCGAAGCACCAATGTGTGGGGCAAGACGCACCCTGTCCAATCACGCCTCGCAGAGCAGGTCGGTCAGCCCTACAGAGTATCTCTCCATGCGGAGCTAAGAGCGTTGCTCAAGCCCGATGCTGCTTTGTGTGACACGTTGGTTATTGGAAGGGTGAATCGCCGTGGTGAGTTGTGCATGGCGCGTCCGTGCCCCGTGTGCCAACTGGCCATTGCCGAATCAGGTATCGAACGCGTCTACTATTCCACCGACAATGGTGCGTGGTCAGAACTCACCGCCGGACACGAAATCAAGTAGTTCCCACAGCCCGGTAGTATAGTTGTACGCAAGGACATCGCCGGGTTCCGGGGAGCGCTGAAAGTTAACATCGGCCAGGTCGCGCAACTTCCTTGTAGCTTCGAGGTTGACGATATATTGGCGTAATTCGCTAGCCGTCTGCTTGTACTGCGTACTATCCGGGAATACGCCGAAACTGGAGTGCGTGAGACCTTGCAATCCGCTTGTATTATATCCGCAAGCCGCGCTGGCCGTATTCGGCACGATAGTCAGCAGGCTCGATCCTCCGGGCATACCGGGGTTCAGGGGATCGTATCCGTAAGTTTGATTGGCGTCAGATGTCCACATAGTGTTGGGGGAGTGTTACAAAATTGAGTAGCTGAAAATCAAAGCATCAGAAGGTATCGGCCTCCTGCAGGCCGCCATCGTAGGTTGTGATGTCTCCGTCCGTATTCTCAACAACAAGTACATCGCCTTCGACCGGCGTGGCCGCGTTCTGGGTGTCAGCAAAGCTGGCGACGTCTCGGGTGGTTTCCAAGCTATCGAATAGCTGATTGACCTCAAGCGTGCTATCACCAATCAACGTGACGTCCTGCCTATCCAACGATCCACTAGGCTCGCGCTGAGCAACATTGTTGATGACCGGGGCTCCTTTGCGTTTGAATGGATTCCAGCGATTATTAGTACCCCACCGCATTTCCCATCGCGCGAGCGATGCATCGGTAAACGCCCTATCCCGCTGCGTGCTGGACATCGTCATCGCACATGCGCTGCCCCAGTACCGGTAGGCTTCTTGCCACTTCAGGCCGCTGGAGGGTGATTCTTTGGCTGCCCATAGGTCGAGTTGTTTGAGGGCGGCCTCTGCGGCGTCTACGACCTGTTGACGGGGTCTCAGAGTGTCCAGGTACCAGCGAGCGAGTATGGCCTGAGTTCTGCGATACGACCCCGCTATCAGCAGCTTGCCCTGGGGCGGCGCAGTTTCGATGAAGTTATTAATCAGGACCGCAGCGTCATGGAGAGCGACGTTGATACGCTGGTAATTGATTGTGTTCGCGGTCGGATCTTCGAGGCGCGATAGCTCCAGGGCCTCGTTAAATCCGAACACCTCAATGAAATAATCTACCGTAGCCGGTGTACAGTTGTTAGCGACGCCATAGGCGTCGGGAGGCGGGGTGTATGGGGCCACGGGCGCGTATCTCGTCTACTTAGCTTTCAACGAGACAAAAAAGCCCGCCACAAGGGCGGGCTGGGAGATGATACCTGTATCAGTATAGCACAGATCAGGCTGCACCCACAGGGTTGAGCAGGACAGCACCAGCGCCGCAGCGACCGGTTTCGCCCATACCCACCAGCTCGAAGCTACGCTCAACCAAGATGTCGCCTTCGAAAACACGACGATCCATGTTGAAACGCTCGGGGGTGGAAATCGGATAGCCAGCCAGCGTATAGGTATACGCATAAGCCGGGGTACCGTAGTTTGCATCAAGAGCGGGGGTGAAGCCGTCAGTAGCACCGCTGGGGTGATAGAAGAGAAGAGCCACGTTGTTGTAGATGTTCTCTAGGCTTGCGTTGTCTTCACCAAGCTTAAGGCGGCGGGCGACGCGAATCTCGTCGAGACCGAAGATCTCTGCGAGGGTCTTCTCGTTCACCAGGACACCGCGCTGCATGAAGTCACGAATACGCTTGTTACGCTTCAGGGCGTTAAACGCATCGGGGGAAAGCACGAGCTTGTTCGGATAGCAACCAATCTGGCTACGCACCTGCTCTTTGAGGTCGTCCATCAGGACTTCCACGTCAGAGGTCGGGCTATTGAACTGATCGGCACCAGAATTGTAGGTGGCGAGATCGAGCACGTTACCGGCCTCGTACTGGGTCACATCCAGGACTTTGCTAGCAACCTGGATTTCCCAGGACTGCATCAGACGATTTGCAGCGTCTTTGGCGGCATAGGCGCGAAGATCGATTGCAGCAGCACCGTTTTTGGCTTCCGCAGCAACTTCTTCAGCGATCTGCCAGCTAATCGCTTCTTGACGAAGCGAGAAGCTCCGGGTACCGAATTCATTCGAGATTTTCTGAATGTTGGTACCGGGTGCACGCAGGAAGTTTTGAGCTGCGAAGGCCTCCTTCCCGAAGGTAAGAGTACGACCAGCACGGACGTTCATGGACACAGAGGGAGCGAAGAAAGTCGCCACACCGTCAGTATTCTTATATCCCTGAGCTAGTTGAGTCAGGATAGGGTCAATTACTCTAACTTGATCAAGATTCATCATAATTAGTTACTCTCCTATTCTCAAGAACCAGCTTCGTTACCGAGCTTCACTCGGATATATTGGCCAGCACCGGCAGTACCGATGACGTCCAGGGAACGACCGAGAATCAGACCAGCGCCAGCGGTGCTAGAAGCAGTACCGGAGGTGGTTGCATACACGGCGTCGTCTACGGCGAAAGTGGAGCCGGAATCGACTTCTACGATCGCGATACCCGTGGTCACCACGCTCATCAGACCCTGATAAGGGAATACGCCAGGCTTGCTGGGGGTGGTGGAGGGATTAGACTGACCTTCATAAGTGCCAGGCCAGATATAGGCGGTACCACCACTAATGGCGGTAGCCGGTGCAGGCAGCACAGTGGCAGCGGTATCGCTGGTACGGGTCATAACCCGGAACAGTTGCGCACCAATCTTGATGGTGTCGCCAACATTGAGTTCGGGGTCAAAGTTGGTACCAGAGCCGGTCACAACACCAGTGGTGGCGATGGACAGGGTGCCGGTCAGGGCGGTCATGGAGGCGTCTTCGACTTGGTAGCCCTTGTCGGTCAGTTCGCCTTGACCATAAATTTTGTACACATTGACGCCAGCGGCATAGCCACCAGCGACAGGGTATGCACCGCTTCGCTTCACAAAGCGGCAGCGTTCGATACCATTAGCGAGAGCGGTGCTGTCGGTGACAGTAACCGTCTCAACATACTTATGGTCGAACGACATGTAACGAGGATCAGTTGCCATTATTTAGCATTTCGTTATTGTCTTGTGACACACAGAGACGTATCTTCCATGTACCATGCTGAACTTGGGTGTAACCTGACGAATAGTGAGCTTGATAACTAAGTTATCGATCTATTCGCCGGTGAGCGTAGCCCACCGTTGTTACAAAGATTTGTGGATGCGAGGTGGGTCAAAGCCCACCCGTGTTACCCCACTGTGTTATCAGACTTCGTCGTCGATAACAAGCTTGAGAGCCGACATGTAGTCGGTATTATTCTTCTCAGAGTACTCCACAGCTTTCGCATGGATCTGAGCGCTACGCTCATCGAACACATAACCCTCAGCACCGGGGCGAGGCGCTTTAGGCTTCTTGGCAGGTGCGGTAGCAGGTGCAGCAACTTCGTTGAACGACACCATGGACGGGAGATTGTCCAACATGTTCTTCATGAAGTCGAACTGGCTAGCTTTGCCGGTCTCGCTGAAGTTCACGGAATTCTTCGCATTCAACGTCTCCATGAACCGCACCAGGTCGGAAATGGGGGCAACTTGTTCGGTGAGCTTACCACCATCATACAGTTTCTCGCAGAAATCAGTGATCTCTTTTTGGCGCATAAGCCGACGTTGCGAGGCCAATTCCTCTTCGAGTTCGGCAACTTTAGCGGCAAGCGGATCGGGGAATTGCGCAGCTTCCGAGAATTCAGCCACCTCATCTTCAAAAGCTTCAGCTTCTGAGTAGCCCATCATGCCCATGCCTTCGCCCATCTCTTGGGAGCCCTGAGCCAGTTGGTACAGCGCCATGATGAGTTGCTCTTCGGTGTACTGGGAGGCCAGATCGGCAGCAACGGCTTCATCGTCGTCACCGGACATGTCATCGACACCCTCCTCGGCTCCGCCGTCGCCTTCGGCGGGAGCGCTATCCTCTCCCTCCATACCGTCTGGGCCGGCGCCATCCTCATCAACAGGTGCGCCCTCGCCACCATCCTCATCGCCCATCTCTTCGCCATCCGGACCCTCAACCATGGAGGAAA